ATGGGTTATAAAAAGGGGTTCACGGTCCGAGGACCTAAAAGAAAAAAAACAAAAACAGAAAAGAAAGCCGCCTCTTTCCAAAACCCAAGAAAAGAGTATTATAAGTTTGCGAAACCGACAAGTTGGATAGCAGCATTAAAGAAGAAACAAAAGAAGCAGATAGCGTAGGAGTTATTATGGGAAATCTAGTTAATATCAGGGAACGTGGCCAAGAGATGGTTGCGAGTGGTGAAATTACGCAAAAACAATTAGATGAGTCATTAAAAATTTATGATGAAACAAAATCGATGGAAGCGGTTAATAAATACCTGCAGGACCAGAAAAAAACTGTAAGTGATAAAGACAAGGCAATCATGAAAGCAGAAAAAGAAAGTCGTATCAGGGCGAAGAATAAAGCTAACCCTATGGGTAAAGCAACAGGCGGTCATGTTAAAAGTTCAGCAGAAGGTTCCACTATCAAAATGAATCATGGGGGAAAAGTGAAAGGGAAGGGAAGCATGCTCAGTATAACTATCGAGCAGAAACCCATTAACAAGAAAACCATGAATATGATCAAGCAGGCGGAAAAGACAGGCAATGTCGTGAAAATGAATTCAGGTGGCCTGGCGAGACGTGGCTATGGGAAGGCAAGGAGATAAAAATGGGAACATTACCAAAAGATTTTCTAATTGCAGATAAAGAAACTGCTGATAATATTGCAAAGGGCATTCCCGGAGCAAAAGTAATAGAAATCCCCTCATTAGAGGGAGGATCTAGCGATTGGCAAGTAATTTATCCTAAAGGATGGAAAGATACTAAAAAGAAAACTAAGCCTACAAAAGTCGCTACAGCTAAACATGGTGGCATCATTAAAATGAAACTAGGTGGCGCAGCTACAAGAGGCTACGGAAAGGCAAGGAGGTAATGGGTAAAAAAAGTATTATTAAGGCAATCCAACAAATTGAAATGGACAGTGGCTCATGGGATGATGATCAATTAGAACAGTTAAAACTTTTGGATTTAAAAGAATTGGAGGTTATATTGAAAGAATATGATAATTGGGAGGAATATGCTTCTAAAAAGAAATCTAAACCTACAAAAGTAACAACAGCTAAACAAGGGGGCATCATTAAAAAATATAGTTCAGGTGGCGCAGCGAGACGCGGTTATGGAAAGGCAAGAAGTTAATGGCAGTTGAAAGACCGGCAGGTTACGATCCCGCAGCATCGGATCCGATGAGCGATACCCCCGCAGTGGAGGAGCAAATAGAAGTATCTGAAGAAATGATAGAAAACCAGGATGGTTCCGTAACATTTGGGGAAGAAGCAATGGCCGAGGAGGAAATTCCTTTTGGTGCCAACCTCGCAGAAATTTTAGAGGACGATATATTACAGAATATTTCAAGTGATTTACAACAACAATTTAAAGATGATAAGGCCTCAAGGGATGACTGGTATCATGCCTATATACAGGGTCTGGATCTTTTAGGATTTAAACACCAGGAACGATCACAGCCGTTCCAAGGAGCGAGTTCCGTGACGCATCCTTTATTAGCCGAAGCTGTTACACAATTTCAAGCACAGGCCTATAAGGAGTTATTGCCAAGTGGAGGACCCGTAAAATGTAACGTTGTGGGAAAAATGGATGTTCAAGTAGAAGAACAATCACAACGTGTTAAAGAATATATGAACTATCTGATCATGGATGAGATGGAAGAATACGATGCGGACACAGACCAATTACTTTTTTATTTACCTCTTGCAGGTTCTGCTTTTAAAAAGATTTACTATGACGCAGCTCTAGGAAGACCAGTATCAAAATTTATTCCTAGTGAAGATTTAATCGTTCCTTACTTAGCAACAGACTTAAACTCAGCAGAACGAGTAACACATGTCATTAAAATGACGCCGAATGAAGTGCGCAAGGCACAAGTAGCAGGATTATATAAAGATATAGAATTACAGGATCCTACAATGGATCAAAATCGTATCCAAGAAAAATACAATCAACTCGAAGGTGTTTCACGTGTAAACTATGATGAGCTTTATGAAATATTAGAAGTACATTGCGATTTAGACATAGAAGGTTTCGAAGATAAAGATGAGCAATCAGGAGAAGAAACCGGTATTAAAATTCCTTATGTTGTTACTCTTGACGAATCATCGGGAAAAATTTTATCCATATACAGAAACTACCGGGAAGATGATCCCTTACGAAAAAAGATTCCCTATTTCGTTCACTATAAGTTTTTGCCAGGTCTTGGTTTTTATGGTTTTGGGCTTATTCATATATTGGGGGGTTTGTCCAGGGCTGCTACGTCAGCACTCCGTCAACTCATTGATGCGGGAACATTATCAAATTTACCTGCAGGATTTAAAGCGAGGGGAATTAGAATCGCTGATGATGATTCTCCCTTACAACCAGGAGAGTTTAGGGACATAGACGCACCAAGCGGTGATCTCCGTCAAGGTCTTATGCCACTTCCGTATAAAGGGCCTGATCAAACTTTATTTGCTTTACTTGGTTATGTTGTAGATGCAGGAAAAAGATTTGCGGCAGTAGCTGATCAAAAAATGGGCGAAGGCTCACAGGCAAATCCTGTTGGTACGACAATGGCAATTATTGAACAAGGTTCAAAAATTATGAGTGCCATTCATAAAAGATTACACTACGCACAAAAAAAAGAATTTAAAATTTTAGCAAGAATTATTACAGATTACTTACCACCTGAATATCCCTATGCGGTTGTAGGTGGAAATCAAATGATTAAGCAAACAGATTTTGATAATCGTGTTGATATTATTCCTGTATCGGATCCTAATATTTTTTCTATGTCTCAGCGTATTACATTAGCGCAGACCCAATTACAATTAGCACAAGCAAATCCTCAAATACATAACCAATATGAAGCCTATCGACGTATGTATCAATCAATGGGTGTACAAAATATTGAAGCTTTACTTCCTCCTCCTCCACAACCACAACCAACGGACGCAGCGATGGAAAATTCTTCTATGTTATTACAAAAACCAGCTATGGCATTCCCCCAACAAGATCATACAGCCCATATTGACACTCATCGTGCCTTTATGTCGACATATTTAGTGAAGAATTCACCCCCTGTTTTGTCTTTAATTCAGGCCCATATCTCTAATCACATCAGTGAGTTGGCAAAAGAAGAGATTATGGTACAGAACCAACAAGAAATACAGAAGTTAACTGCACAATATGGGGGTCAAATACCACCAGAACTACAACAACAGTTTGAAATAGAGACGGCTAAACAAGTTTCTGTAAAAATTAAGGAATTAACGGAAGAAATGGTAGCAGAAGAGCAAGAATATCTAGAAGGTATGCAAAAAGATCCACTTGTTACACTTAAACAAGAGGAATTAGGCTTACGTGCAGAGGAATTAGAACTCCGTGCACACAAAGACGGCGAAAAGCAGGCTCTTGAGGAAGAAAAAGTAGAAATTGATGCAAGACAAGAGCAAGAAAAAATAGATAATACGGATAGACACGCTACAATTAGGGAAAAAATTCAATTGAAGAAAATTGATGAGCCCTCTAAACTAAGGAATAAATATTAATGACTGATAAAAGTAAACTTAGGCCTGCACATGAACTTTTGGAAGAAATACAGGAGGATCAGAATAATTTGCTTAATAATATTTATTACCGGGCCAAAGAAATTATAAAAACCGAAAAATTAAATCCAATTGATTTCTCAAACGCTCTCCTTAACGTAGCAAAACTTATTTTGATAGAAGAGGTAGGACCACATGATGCACAAATCTTATTTGATTTTGCTAATAAAAGTTTTATAATAGAATCTAAACAAATAACATATCACTAAAGGATAGACTATGGCATTAAAAACCCCAAAACCAAAATACATCAATGGTTCAAAATATCCCAACGCAAAAATGACTGTAAGCACGGACATGAATCCGTATGCAGGAAAATTTGTAAATGAGGAAAAAATTGTTGATACCTATACAGCCAATGCTACAGGTCCTAAAGTTAATCAAAATTTAGGTGATGGACCCAAAGGCCAACGCAGTAAAGTACAAATAAAAAAAGTACCATTCAAAGGTTTATTTTAATTATAAATTAATATAAGTTGTTTTTTTTAAAGGAGGTTTTATGAAACTTTTAAAAGATATATGGCAACACTTAAAAGAGTGGAGCGAATGGGGCATGAAAGACTGGATTAAAGCTGGTATTGTCGCCATCATCGTTATTGTAGTTCTAGGAAAAATTTCAGGAGCTGTATAAATGCTAGGCATCATTCAAGGACTTTTAGGAGGAGGCCAAGGTGGTGCGCTAAAAACTATTTCTAAAGTGATCGATGACTTGCATACCTCAGATGAGGAAAAGCTAGACAAAAAAATATTGATGCAGCGGATTCAACAAAAACTCGCTGAAAAACAATTAGACGTAAATGCTAAAGAAGCCGGTCATCGATCAATATTTGTTTCGGGTTGGCGCCCCTTCATCGGATGGTGCGGAGGGCTTGCATTATTCTTTGAATTTATTTTATCTCCATGTATAGAATGGTATGCTAAATTTGCAGGATTAAATTTAACTGCTCCTGAAATTCAAACTGGCCCTTTACTAGCAATTGTCACTTCAATGCTCGGAGTTGCTGGGCTCAGGTCCTTCGAGAAAACAAAAGGCTTAACCAAGTAAGGAGAAAATATGGCTAAGAAACCAACACCACTACAAAAAATACAAAAGGAATTAGATAAGCTTGCAGCTCTTCACGCAAAAGAAGAAGCGATAATCGAGAAGATTGAAGAAATTATTCAAGAAGAAGATAAGTAAAGAAATAATGCCTTTTAAATCTGAGAAACAAAAAAAATATTTATTTGCTAACGAACCAGAGATAGCTAAGAGATGGGCAAAGAATTATAACCATGGGGGTTTTGTGATTGTTAAACCGAGGGGATTTGGTCGTATGCTACCTAATAAGAGACCTAAAACAAAAATATATACATGACATTAGAAGAGAGAATTATGGAGCACGAAGGCTTCGTTCCAAAAATTTATAAGGATACTAGGGGCCTTGCCACAATTGGGTATGGCCATCTTGTAAAACCTACAGATATATTTAAAGAAGAAATAGAATATCCTGAAGAAGAACTTTATGAATTATTTTTAAAAGATTTAAAAGAAGCTAAAAGAGGAGCTAATACTTTAGTAGGTCATATTAAAGATCTTCATCCTGATGCTTGGGAATGTGTTGTAGAAATGATATATCAACTGGGAACTGCAGGTGTAATGAAATTTTCCAAGATGCTTTTGGCCCTTGAAGAAAAAAATTATTTCGAGGCTCACGTCCAGATGCTGGATTCACGCTGGGCCAAACAGACGCCAGCAAGATGCATTGAACTTTCTGAAATAATGAAAAAGTGTAATTAATGGATATAATAAAAATTGTAGATTATCTTAAAAAAATATTAAAAACTAGACAAGATCAAGTAAACCAAGTTATAACATCAGATGTAAAAAACTTTGAAGAATATAAATATCTTTTAGGGAAATTACATGCTTATAGAGAAACTATACAGGAACTCACGGACCTGCTAAAAAAACAGGAGCACTATGAAGACGAAGCCCAAGATTTTGATACCAGAGACTAATATTATTAATATCAACGAAAAACCCTACAAAACAAAAAAAGAAATAGGAAAGGTTCCAGAACCTACAGGTTTTAGAATTGTTTTATTTCCTTTATTACTAGAGAAAAAAACTAAAGCAGGTTTACATCTTACCGATGAAACAGTAGCAGAAGCACAGATAACTACAAATGTTTGCCGTGTTTTAAAGGTAGGACCTGATGCATATAAAGATAAAGAAAGATTTCCAAATGGGGCCTGGTGCAAAGCCACTGATTGGGTACTTATTACTAAATATGCAGGAGCAAGAATTCGTATTGAGGGTGGTGAACTTAGAATAGTGAATGACGATGAAATACTGGCAGTCATTGATCATCCCAAAGATATATTGCCAGCAAGTTTATTTTAGGAGAATATTATGATTGAAGAAAAAATGGTTCCTATAGATACAAGTGGTAACAGTGTTGAAGTAGAACTTAAAGATGAAACAGTTAGTACTGAGGTAGATGTTCCTGAAAATAATGTAAGAGAAATTATTGAAGAAAAAGTAGAAGAAAAAGTAGAAGCTGTTGAAGAAGAAAAAGTAGAAGCTGTTGAAGAAGAAAAAGTAGAAGCTGTTGAAGAAGATCCATATAAAACAGATGATTTAGCGGATTATAGTAAAACAGTTAAAAAAAGAATTAATAATCTTGTTGGTCGTATGCGAGAAATGGAAAGACTCTATGAAGCATCGCAACAAGAGAATCAGGAATTAAAACACAAATATACAAATGTTGGTAAAGGATATGTTGCTGAATATGAAGGAAGAGTAATAAATGCTGCAGAAGCAGCAAAGTCTCAACTTAAAAAAGCCATTGAAGATAATGATACTGAAGGTCAAGTAGCAGCTCAAGAATTATTAGCTCAAGCTAAAGCTGATGGAGCTAGATTAGGATCAATGAAAAAGGCTCAAAAAAATGATGAGCAAGCTTATGCTCCTCCACAACAACAACAACAATATCAAGCTCCCCCTCCTCGAGTTGATACTCGAGCAGATGAATGGGCTTCTGAAAATGAGTGGTTTGGTAATGATCGCATGATGACAGGTGCTGCGATGGAATTACATAATCAACTTGTAACTGAAGAAGGATTTGACCCAACGAGTAATGAGTACTATAATGAAGTTAATTTTCGAATGAGAAAAGAGTTTCCTCATAAGTTTACTAATGGTAAGGTTACTGAGGAGAAAAAAACCGAAACGAAACAGCCCGTTCAGACTGTAGCGTCGGCCGTACGAAAAACTAAATCTGGACGCCGAGTCGTGAAGCTCACACCTTCACAAGTTGCAATAGCTAAAAGACTTAATGTGCCATTAGAAGAATATGCTAAATACGTGAAGGAGTAGCAGACTATGAATAAAAAAATAAACAAATCCCCACGCAAAATTGAAACCCGTGAAATAAAAGCTCGGAAGAGAGGATGGGTTCCTCCTTCAAGTTTAGAAGCACCCGAACCACCCGAAGGTTTTCACCATCGTTGGGTTCGTGCCGAATTTCGTGGCGAACAAGATGAAAAAAACATTTTGGGTCGTTTACGCTCAGGATATGAATTTGTTAATATAAGTGAATATCCAGGCAGAGTAGATCTTCCTTCCATTTTAGAGGGAAAATATAAAGGTGTTATCGGAGTTGGAGGATTATTATTAATGAGATGTCCGATCGAGGTAAAAGAAGACAGAGATAAATACTTTGAATCTTTAACCAATGATCAAAAAACATCCATTGAAAATGATCTCATGAAAGAAGAGCATCCCTCAATGCCTATCTCTAAAGAGAGGCAAAGTAGGGTAGAATTTGGTAGAAGCAAAAAGTCTTAATGAGTAAGGCCAATGTCTCTATCATATTGTCAAAAGGAGACATATTATGGCTAATATAAATGCAGCTTTCGGTCTACGTCCTTACGAAAGATCAGGCTCAAATTATAATAACCAAGGTGTGAACGCATATCCTTTAAACTTCGATGGATTAACTACTGGTTCTACGTCCTTAATTTGGACCGGAACTCCAGTAATTCCTCTAGCGAGTGGTTTAATAGATGTCGTAGGTAACGCTAATGGCGGTACCGTACCTTTGTTAGGTGTCTTTGTGGGTTGTCGATATATCGCAACTGATGGAACACCAACGTGGGCACCGTACTGGCCCGGCTATGCAGCAGTTAAAGCATCTACAGAAGCTACGGCTTTTGTCGCTGATAATCCTGATGCATTGTACGTTATTAACGCTGATGGAGCATTACCTGATAACGCTTTGTTTGCTAATGCAAACTTTGCAACAGCAATTACTGGCACTAATACTAGTGGCTATTCACTTGGTGAATTAGCTACAGGGACTATTGCCGCTCCAGCAGCAACATTGAATTGTAAAATTGTAGGATTCGATGATCAAGCTTCAACAGGAGCAGGTGCAGTTGATAAAACTGCAGCAGGCCGATTAGCGGTCGTAAAACTTAACCTCCATTACATGGTATCAACATCAGGAATATAGGAGTAAGATATGGCTATTAATAGAGCACAGCTTGCGAAAGAATTAGAGCCTGGGTTAAATGCCCTGTTCGGTTTGGAATACGCACGCTACGAAAACGAAGCAGCACAAATTTTTGATAATGAATCATCAGATAGAGCTTTTGAAGAAGAAGTTATGTTAGTTGGTTTCGGACAAGCTAACGTGAAAGCAGAAGGAGCAGCAGTAGGTTTTGATACCGCTTCTGAATCTTTCACTGCACGTTACACTCACGAAACAATTGCACTAGCATTTGCTTTAACAGAAGAAGCTGTAGAAGATAATTTATATGATACTTTGTCTGCTAGATATACGAAGGCATTGGCACGTTCAATGGCTTACACTAAACAAGTTAGGGGTGCTGATGTATTAAACACAGCATTTGCAACAACTGGTGGAGACGGCGTTACATTAGCTAACGTTGCTCACCCAACTGCACTAGGTGGAACCTGGTCTAACAGATCTGCGACAGACGCAGATATTAACGAAACCTCATTAGAACAAGCGATGATTGATATTGCTGGTTTTATCGACGAAAGAGGACTAAAAATTGCAATGCAAGGAAGAAAATTAATTATTCCTGTAAACATTCAGTTTGTAGTTGATAGAGTCTTGAACTCAACTCTAAGAGTCGGTACTGCTGACAACGATATTAACGCTCTGAAAAATATGGGCATGCTACCAGGTGGTTACACAGTTAACCATTATCTAACAGATACTGATGCATGGTTCATTAAAACAGATTGTCCTAATGGATTAAAACACTTCACAAGAGCTGCCCTTGCTACAGGCATGGAAGGCGATTTTGATACAGGAAATATGAGATACAAAGCTCGTGAGAGATATAGCTTTGGTTACTCTGATCCTCGTTGTGTTTACGCATCTCAAGGAAGTTAATAAAAACATACACTGGATCCTCCCAGATAGAAGAAGGCGCTTGAAAGAGCGCCTTTTTTGTTTTACAATGAAATTTCCTAGTA